GAAGGAATGAGGTGCTCCAAAACTTAATAGTCTCTTGTGATTTAAGATTACCATAAAGCATCTCAAAGTCAGCATCAGATGGCATCTGAAACATATACTTCACCATATTCTTATAAGGAATTTGGTAAATATCTGCCTTATCTTCATGTGATCCTGGCAAGAAACCAATCTCTCTAGTTGCTACAAGAGACCTCACAAGGTAAATTCTCTCGTAAGGTGTATTCTCACTCAGAACATCTTTAAGTGCATTATAGAGGGTAATAAAGGTCTTACCTGTACCTGCACATCCATAGGCAACAATGTGCTTTCCTTCTTCATAGGACTTATAAAGTTTTTTTTGATTTTCTGTAAGTGGGTCAATATCGACCAGATATTCAGAACTCAGAGGTTTTTTTCTCTTCATCTGTTTTGCAGTCAAACCAACTCCAATTGGCTGATCATTTGCTGATGCTCTCTTTCTTCTTGCCATACTAGATTTTTCTTACCTTTGAACCGGGTGCTTTTGATGCTTTATTCAATACTTCATTCCATCCTGGATTTTTGGCGACAAGTTTATCTCTCCATTCACCAACATCCGTTGCCATTGGAGCAGTAGAAGGATCAGACCAATCCCTTGTCCAATCGGGATTGTCTTGTAACCATTGTGCCCATTCATGAACACTCATTTTCACTTCTTTTTGTTCACCAGTTTCTTTATGTACTACAGGATATGTTGCCAAAATTATCACCTCCTAATGATATAAAAATATTTAGACCCACTCCAGTGCTTCTGCAACTGTGGGAAACTGCTCTGAGAAGATCTTCTTACATGCCTCTGCAATATCCATATGTTCTTTTTGGGTACCATTAGCAGAACGCAGTTGGATATAGTGAATCCAAGAACGACATGAACCACTCATATAAAGACGAGTAGGAGTTGCCAATGGAAGCACAAAACGAGCAGATTCTTTTGCAATTCCCATATCAAGCATTGATTGATATAGGGTCATTGCATCATCAAAATGCTTTCGAATCTTAATTTCAAACTCTTGCTTCACAAATGGGTCAATATCATCAATGGAGTTCTGACGATTTTTAGTGTCTTGACGACGAAGGTCAAACATAGGAATCGTATCACCAAGAAGTGAAGAATCAGCATATCGTTGCGAAAATTCTTGATATGTGAAACTACGATGACGCAAAATCTGAGCTGCAAGTCCTCTGGTAGTCTCAATCTCCAATGTCATAAATGCCTGCTCAAACACAGACCAGTGATTGTGCTTAATGCAATATCCCAACAACTTTGCATAGTTAGGATTTTCCTGATTGTTTGGATTTGAAACTCTGGCAACATAGGCCATAGTTTTCTCCGCATCAGGAGTGACACTAATCAGTTTTACATTCATTTTCCAAATCCTTTAGAGTTTTCTTTTTCAATATCAGCAATCTGCTCCTTAATAGCACGCAGTTGCGTCTTCATCTCAATAATTCTTTCTTCACTATAGAGATAATCTTTTTCAATCAATTTCTCTAGTAGTTTAACAAGTTCTTTTGCTTTCTTGGTATCAGTCATCATCGTCCTCAAAGACTTCATCATAATCTAATTGTCTTGATGGGACATCTTTAGGCACATATGCATCCACATCAGAATATACTTCTGCCTTCAATGAATCAACTAGTAGTTCAAGATTTCTGACAATGAGTTTAAGTCGGTCTTTCTCCATAATACTTTGCTGTTTCACCATATTATAGCATAAAAAAAGGAGGGATGAAACCCTCCTGAATGTTTAATACAAGTAATTCACTTACTATAAGTATGCCCACGATAGCAGAAGGTGCCGTGAATATCATCGGTTCCTTGCTTGCACTCATACTTGACACCACGATAGGATGTCATGAGAATTTGTGCGTCGTGAAGTGCAGATGCTTTATTGATCTGCTTGCGAATCATATTAAGTGTGTTCATTTTTATACTCCTAAAGAAATGGGTGAAATTAACCTTCTCTGAATAATCAGGATCCGTTTTTTCCGTTTCTTCAGTCGTTTGCGTCCCATTTACACTCGGGAGTTGATTCTTTAACAGTCTCAACTAACTCAATCTTGATAAATTTCTCAAGATCTTCGTTTGCCTTAATCTTCAGCATAATAGCATCAGCTTGAGGGCAGGTGAGTGTAGAATACAGAAGTATTTCTAACATGGGATCAACGATTAGAGTGATTTTTTCCAGCGACGAATAGAAGTATGAGATGTTTGATAAACTTCTGCAAGTTTTCTATCAGATACAGATAAAATAGATTTATCTTCACTTACATCTTTTAGAAAGTCATCATACATTTTACCTCTGGTATATTTTATAGATTTAGTAGTAGCGTATTCTTTTGGATTACGACTTCTACCTTTCCACCAACCAGAAGGAATATCATCCTCATAAACTACTCGTTCATTTTTACCATCAGTAACACGAACTTTACCAAAACAAGGATGTTTTTCTCCAGATCTCTCTCCTTTTGGAGCAGAGTAAGAGAATGAAACAGATGTTTGCCTTGCTTTATTAGCAAAGTGAGGATTAGTATCAACTTGATAAAACTTATGAAGTTTTACTTCTGCTTCAACTGCTTCCTCTCTAGTAGCATGTTCGGTAAGAATGATTTTGCAGGAAGGATTAAATGTTTTGTCTCCATAGGAACCAAAATAATTATCCTCCCCCACCGAATTACACTCACATCCTCTACTACCAATGTAGCCTCTCCCAAAGGGTTCGTAAGAGTAGTAAGTATAATAAATCATTCTAATTGCTTACGCTCCGTTGCGCGACTTACTTGCGTCGGAGATTTCTCCGATAAACGACAGGTCTATTATAGACCTCATACCTTATTTAGTCAAGCGACCCTACAGAATGATTTTTTTCTGGAGATTTTTTTCGACCTTTTTTGGAATCACTTTCGACTTTTGGTTTTGGGTGGTTCATTACCCCAGAGTTTGGGATTGATTCTTCCCTCACTCTGTTTCATAGTTACGAAGTTGTCTCTATACTTGTCCCAGTAATGGTCAAAGATTTCAACTTGCTTTTTACCTAGAGCAACATCATAATGAGACTCTCCATCTTTTTTATACTCTATTAGATAAGCAGTATATGGAAGAGATCTATCTAGTGCCTTGTCTGGATCACAGTCTTCATAAAGAATTCTCAACCTCTACCTCCCCAAGTAATATCTGGATATGCTTCACTCACAATCTCTTTCGTAATCTTATACTTATCAGTCAGTTTTTTATCCTTTACGAGGCAAATGACTTCTGCCTCAAGTGGATGAAGTCCTTCAAGAATATTGATGAACATTGTTTCACGACGAATTGCACTTAGTCCAGGGTTTCCTCCTTTCAGAAAGTGATAGAAGTTCTTAAACTCTCTACGGATTGTAGTGTGTCCATTCTTATCACTTGAACCCATAGAAAAAGAACCAGTCTCGTGCATACGACGAACTTCTTCTGTAATTTTAGTCGTCAATCCACCATTGGACTTTGCTTGATCCTCAAATCCAGAATAAGGAACTTCTCCCTCTGGAAGAAGAGATGTAATAGTTTCATCAAAGTTCCAGATAAGAACTGCAACTAGCCCATTATCTCTATACTTTTTTAGTACTTCAATTTTCTTTGCTTTACTTCTTTGCTTTGAGACTAAATCAAGAACCTCAAATACAAATGGATTTTTTGGAAGTTCTAACGATGTAGATTTAGTTGTTGTCGTCTTCTTCTTCGTTGTTGTCGTAGTCATGATATTCAAAATCTAAAATGATTATACCCTATTTAGTTTTTAGAGTCAATTTGTTTTCTCAATTTTAACTCTTTCTTTCTCGATTTAATTCTCTCTTTGTTTTTAGTCATCTTCTTCATCATCATATTCTTTATCATCAAAATAATCCTGATCAAAAGATATTGCCAAAACTTCATCAGGAATTATGTTTCCATTTTCATCATAGAATTCTGGATGCAACTTTGGAACTTCCCGATAGTTCATCATATATTCCCTAGCAGTCCAACCACCTATTAGTCCCACAATAAGAAATAAAATGGTTAGAAATGAACCAAAGACTAAACTAACTGCTAACATTTTTCTTTCTCCGGGATACTACTTGTCTTTTCCGTGTTTTGATGGAAAATTCGAAATAGATGGTAACCTCCCGTCTCAGAAAGCAAACCATCTTTTCGAAGATGATATGAAATGGTTGGACTTGCTTTCTTTTACCTCCATTAAGTAGGAAATCAACACCACGATTTCTGTGGTCTTCTGATTTATTTATGTTAGGACTTGATGACTTGTTGTTCTCTGAGAAATTTGATTGTGTCAACACATCCTCCTAAATTTTTATCATCACAAACTACTTGAGGGAATGTTGAACCCTGACCAAACTTAGCATAAAACTCTTGTCGTGTAAAGTCCTCTCCAAGAGTATGAACCTTGTAATCACTACCAGTCATTTCTAAAACCTGTTTAATCTTATAGCAATAAGGGCAGTTATCTTTTGAATATACTATAAAATTCATAAGTATTGTAAGATTTACATTAATTCAATTTATTATAACACCTTTTGAGAAATAAAAACTCAAAGGGCACGAATTGCCGTTGTTGCCTCATCCATCTTGGTTTGTGCTTCTGCTTCCTTTGCAGTTGCAGTTGTTTCGTCATCTTGCTGTCTTGCTTCCATTGCTTCACCATAAAGTGCTAGTGCCGCAGAGTATGGTGTCCAAACAGTATTATACTCAGTCTCGGTCAAAACTTGAATACTATTCTTTCCACAATCCTCAGTGATAGTAGAGACTGATGTTGTATCTGGAAGTTGTGCCAACATAACATCAACTCCTTCAGAATCAGTCAACCAAACTTTCACATCCAGACCACTATATTCTTTTACAGGATGTCTTTTGTATTTTGGATTTGATGTTGTTTCACAGCAAAAAGTATTGTGATCATCATCAACATAATAGTGTTTAATATATTGCATTTTTTATTGGAAAAAACTTTTAGTTATTTATCAAAATTCCATATTTTTGTGAAAGTTCTTGATTTTGTTGTTTCATTGTTGGAAATCCTTTCACCGTTGCCCAACATACAATACTATACCTCTGACCTTTCGTGACTGGTTCAACACCATGTCTGTAATGATGATTGGATGGAAAACAAACTAACATTCCTGGTTCAGGTCTTACACGAACCTTGAGTTCTGGGAAAATAAAATCCCCACCTTCATAATCATCATTGAGA